GTATAGAGTCATCAATGGCCTACCAACAAGTTCGTATCGATTTATTTAGAGATTACGATTCAATGGACATGGACCCGATTATGGCATCCGCATTAGATGTTTATGCCGATGAATGTACTGCACGAAATGAAATGGGTACGGTTCTTAAAATCCATCACCCAGATGATAATATAAAACAAATTTTAGAAAATTTATTCTATGATATTCTTAACGTAGAATTTAACTTATGGCCTTGGACAAGAAATTTAGTTAAATACGGAGATTTCTTTTTACAATTAGAAATGGCTGAAGGATTGGGTATTGTAAACGTATTGCCACTATCTACTTACGAAATGAGTAGAGTTGAGGGATTTGATGTTGAAAACCCACAAAGAGTTAAATTCATCTACGCACCATATATGAATCCTTATGGTGGTTCACCACAAACTAATAAAAAAGAATTTGAAAATTACGAAATTGCACATTTCCGATTAAATTCAGATTCAAACTTCTTACCTTACGGAAAATCAATGATTGAAGGTGGTAGACGAGTTTGGAAACAATTCATGTTGTTAGAAGATGCGATGTTAATCCACAGAGTAATGAGAGCTCCTGAAAAGAGAATCTTTAAAATTGATGTGGGTAATATTCCACCTAATGAGGTTGATAACTACATGCAAAAAATTATCAACTCATCTAAGAAAGTTCCTTTTATAGATGAAAAAACGGGTGAGTATAATTTGAAATATAATATGCAAAACCTTATCGAAGATTACTATATGCCAGTTCGTGGTAACGATAATGGTACATCTATCGATACATTAAAAGGTTTGGAATATACAATGATTGATGATATCAATTACTTAAAAGGTAAATTGATGGCTGCATTGAAAATTCCAAAAGCATATTTAGGATACGAAGAGGATACCAATGGTAAAGCTACATTAGCAGCTATGGATATTCGTTTCGCTAAAACAATAGAAAGAGTTCAGAGAGTATTAGTTTCCGAATTAACTAAAATAGCAATCGTTCATTTATATGCACAAGGTATTGAAGATGACCGTTTGACTGAATTTTCAATCGAACTTACAATTCCATCTAAAATCTATGAGCAAGAGCAAGTTGAATTATATACTTCAAAGGTAGCATTAATTCAATCAATGCAAGCAACTAAGATGTTCTCAAAAGAATGGATGTATGAATCCGTTATGAAAATGGCTAAAGATGAGCAAGATGAAATGACATTGCAGGTATTAGATGATACTAAGCAAGCATTCCGTTTAACATCAATTGAAACGCAAGGCGTAGACCCTGCGAAGGAAACCGGAGTAGATGGTGGACCAACTAATGTAGAGGAAGAATTGGATAGATTGAAATCCGAATTAGAAGAAGATGGTGTTGGTAGACCGAAAGACCCTGTTAGATATGGCAAAGATGACCATCCTGAAGGACGTGACCCATTAGGGATTAAAACGTTAAAACAAAAGGAAGGTTCTGTAAAATATAAACCAAGAAACAATTATCAAGAAATATTTAAGGATATGAAGGGTAATAAAACGAGGATTTTAACAGAAGATTTGGATAAAGAGTAATAATCCAATAATAAAACATATTTATATCTGACAAATTACACAATTGATGAAAAAAATAAAACATTCGAAGTTTAAAAATACGGGATTTATATTTGAACTATTAGTAAGGCAAATTACATCTGAAATCATGTCTGCTGATAAATCAACGGCTGAAAAGATTTTAAAAGAACATTTTAACTCTAAAAAAGAATTATCTAAAGAGTTAAAATTGTATCAATATCTTATTAATGAGAAGTATAATTCAGAAGCAAAAGCTGAAAAATTCATTGATACTATTTGCGAAGCTCGTAAACGATTAGATGAGAAAAAACTTACTAAAGAAAAATATAACCTTATTAAAGAGATTAAAGATACTTACAATTTAGATGAGTTTATCAAATCTCCTATTTCAAATTATAAAACACTTGCATCAATCTATAAAATATTTGAAGTTGTAACAATTGATGAACAATTTGAACCAACCGATATAGTTAACTCACGTTTTACTATTGCCGAAAATATCATCAACTCATCAATTCAGAATAAAGATTCTAAATTGAAAGATGCTGTAATGGAAGAATATAGAAAGCAGGATGAGGATTTAAGAGCAGTATCTTATAAATTATTAATCGAAAGTTTTAATACAAAATATAAGAACTTAACAAATGAGCAAAAATCATTATTAAGAGAATATATCAATAATATTAACAATACTGGTAAATTAAACGACTATGTTAATACCGAAGTTAATAATTTGGTAGAAAGTTTGAAAGAAGTGGGTTCTCAAATTTCTGATAAAGTAACTAAAATTAAATTAGCAGAAACAATTGCAAATGTTAAGAAAGTTAAATCTGTAAAAAAGATTAAAGAACAACACTTATCAGCATTGATGATGACTTATGAGTTATTAAACGAATTGAAACAATCGATAAAAAAATAAAAAATGGTAAATTATAGAGCATTTGACGCAAAATTAGTAACATCCGGTTCTGCCTCATTAATAGAAAGAGTTTGGGGTGTATTACCTGTGAGCGGTGTAACTGGGACACTTACATTAGAAGGTGGAACAACTATTTCATTGGCACATTTGACAGCAGGAGAACCATTTCCTTGCTATGTTAAAAGTATAGCAGTAACCAATGGTGGTTCTGTTTATGTATTAGCATAAACATTATAAAGATGCCAGCACAATCAAAAGCACAACAACGATTTATGGGTATGGTTCATGCCGCTGATAAAGGAGAAACTCCTGCTTCACCGGAAGTTGCCAAAGTATCAAATGATATGGATGATAAAGCCGCTAAGGATTTCGCATCTACCAAACACAAAGGATTGCCAGACCACGTAAAAGAAATGATAATCAGAGAAGTAAGAGGTGTTAAATCTATTCAATCTGATTATATGAAAACAGTGGATGCAATCGCACAAACTTTAGAATTATACAAAAATTCAAAAGGAACTCCAAACGAAAAGAAAGCCGTTGAACGATTAAAACAACTACAAGTTCTTAAAAAGAAATTCGCAAATGAATTAGATGCCAAAGTTAGTGGTATGTATAAAGATGTTGAATTGAAAGCTGATGTAGATGAAATGAATACAAGTGGAGCAGCTGGAGAATATAACACTCCATTTGCGTTTGGTAAACCTGAGAGTGAGAAAACTAAAGGAAAACGACAAGCCGATTTGACTGGATATTCAGTAGTTAGCGAATTTAAAAAATAACTATATTTATATTATATAACATACTATAATAATGAAAAGTCAACTGAGGGAGTTTGTAAAGCAAATAGTTAGAGAAGAGCAAGATTATCAACAATTGTTTAAAACGATGTTAGATATGAGTGGTAAATCAATCGCTACTATGTCTGATGATGATAAGGTAAAATTCTTTAATGCCGTTGATAAAGCATACCAAGCTAAAACTGAAGGTAAATTAAGAGGATACAATGAAGCTGAATTAACCGCTGGTCAAAAGAAAATTGATGTAGATGGTGATGGTGAAATTGAAGGTTCTGATTTAGCTAAACTAAGAGCTAAAAACGAAGGTAAAAAAAAAAAGTAGATGAGAATCTTGCCGTAGGTATATTGACCACATTGGGAACAATACTTATAGGTAAGATTATTTTTTATTGGGTAGTTGAATTAGCAGAAAGAGGGTATAGATATTTTAAAGGTGGTAAGGAATCAACTGAAGCTGTTAAAAAGATATTGGATACCATATCGGATGATAAGAAATTCATCAATGATGTTGCTAATATGATTGATACCAAAAAGGGTATTGATGATACAACTTCTAAAAAAATGGTTAAACTACCATACGTTCAGACTCAAATAAAAAAAGTAGTTGATTCGTATAATGGTAAAGTAACTGATACTGAAATAGAAAACGGATTAAAAGATGTTTTTTTGAAAGCTTGGGGAGATAACTCAATTACCAATAAAGCAATTGAAAAAGTTAAAAACGATATAAAGTAAGATGAATAAAGGATTATTGATAGAAACCCATTTGTTTGAAGCTAAAATGGTTCAGGAAGATAACGGAACGTATTTAGTAAAGGGAATTTTACAAAGAGCAGGTGCGCCTAACCAAAATCATAGAAGATATCCGAAAGAAATCTTAGAAAGAGAATGTAATAAATATCAACAACTTATTAAAGAGAGAAGAGCTCTTGGTGAGTTAGACCATCCAGATTCTCCCGTAATCAACTTAAAGAATGTATCGCATAACATTAGAGAAATCTATTGGGAAGGTGATGATGTATGTGGTGTAGTGGAAATACTTTCAACTCCATCTGGAAACATTCTTAGAGAATTATTAAAAAACAATATTCGTTTAGGAATTTCATCAAGAGGGCTAGGTTCAGTAAAAGAACTTAGAGATGGTACTGTAATGGTACAGGAAGATTTTGAGTTAGTAGGTTGGGACTTCGTTTCCAATCCATCTACGCATGGAGCATTTATGGCACCTATGAACGAGTCTAAACAATGGGCTAAGGTAGCTGAAGAATGTGGTAGATGGTGTAAAGCACAAGATTTGATGAGAGAAATTATAATCGAAATAAACTAAAAAAATATGAAATTAGTAGATTTAGTACCTGGAAAGCAAATGAATGTAAAAGAATCTATTGAAGATTTGGATACAACATTGCCACAAGCGGTTGAAAGATATTTGGATAAGATGGTAGCTCAAATTAAGGGAATGAACCTTAATAGAAAAAAAGAAATGCTTGTTCTTGCCAAAGTAATCGATGCAATGGGTATGGATAGACAGCAATTGATGAGATACATCCAAAATATTAAGAAAAACGATATTTTAAAAAAATAATATGATACGTTTAACAGATTTATTAAAAGAAGCTGAGGAGTTTCAACAACTTCCAACTGAAATGAAAAAACATTTCTTGGAAATCATTTCTACCTATGGGCAACATAGAGAGGGAATGAGCAGAAAGTCTGATATCAGACAAATTGCAGAAACTTTAGGTGGTATAGCCGATGCCGCACAAGAATATACTTTGAGAGAAGGTGGTGATTGGTTTGATAGAGTTACAATTAAACGTAACATGAATGAGTTAAAAAAACTACAAACTTCATTTGAAAAAGAAGCAGTAGAAGCTCAAGCTCAACAACAAAGATTGGAAGCATTATACGAAGATATGGGACACGTATTGGGTAGATACTTTGAAATCGCTGATGTATCGGAGCAAGTAATGAAACAAAGATTGGGATTGCAAGAATGCAATGCTTGTAATAAAACATTAACCGAAGGAGTATCTCAATCCGATATAACTAAAATTAAAGATATTGTTCAGCAACATATTGATGGGGGTGGTTCTTTGATTGGATTAGGTACAAAACTAAAATCAGCTGGATATAAATCAGATTTCACTACTTCAGGAGTTCCACATCATTGGATTAAACTTAGTGGTGGAAATTTCGTAATTTGTAACAAAAAATATGCCGATGATGCCGACTTCGTAGTTGGTGATATTGCCGGTGGAAAAATGTAAATTAAAAAATGGAAGAATTAGCATCGTTATTATTACAAAGTAGAACACAATCTCACTCATTTCATTTAGGTGTTAGGGGTGTGGGGGCACATTCGGCTCATTTAGCATTGGGAGATTACTACGATTCAATTGGTGATTTGATTGATGGGTTGGTAGAAGTATATCAAGGTAAAGAAGGATTGATTCAAATATCCGGAATTGGAACATTGGATAAAAATAATGATATCAAAAACATCATTAAATATTTCGAAACACTTTGTGGTATGGTTGCAAAATTAAGACAAAATCCTAAATTGCAAGATAGTTGGATTCAAAATGATATCGATACAGTTGTATCTTTATTATACAAAACTAAATACAAATTGGTTAATCACCAATAAAAATAATAAAAAAAATAGAGAATCCCAAAGAAATTTGGGATTTTTCTTTAGTTTTCTAAAAAACTATATATTTATTCTCAAATATCCTTTCTCATAAAGGATTATATTAAAGGTAATAGTTGATTAATGAATACCCTTCTCTATAAGGTGTGACCGAACAATCAACATAATTCTATTGGAGTTTCCTATAAATAACTTCACAATCAAACAAGGAGAAAAAAAGAATGGCAAATTCAAAACTTTTGAAAGAAGCAATTGCTGATGCTAAAGCGGTTAAAGAAACTGCATTGGCTAACGCAAAACTTGCGCTTGAAGAAGCTTTCACTCCAAGACTTCAATCTATGTTATCTCAAAAAATGAGAGCAGAAGCTGAAGCTGAGGATATGGATGCTGAAAAAGTAGACGAGGAATTAAGTTCAGATGGTATCGGTTCTAAAGTAGAAGCTGGATACGCTGAAACGCCTGGTGCTAATCCAACATTAGATGCTGACACTGATTTATCAGTTGGGGTAACTAAAGATGGTGGTAAACCAGAACAAGCTGGTACAGACTACACTAAAGTAGCTGATATCAACGAAGAAGAAGAAAACCCTTTTGCTGACCAAGAAGGTGACAAAGATGCAGAGATTGCAGAATTGAAAGCTAGATTGGCAGAATTAGAAGGAGAAGATTCTGAAGAAGAAAATCCTTTCGCACAAACTGAAGGAGATGATGAAATGGGCATGGATGACATGGGTATTGATTCAGACGAAATCGGTATGGATGATATGGAAGATGATTCGGAAGATGATAACACATTAGAGGCTATCATTAGAGAATTAGAAGCAGCAATGGACGGTGAAGAAGAAGGTTCAGAAGAAGAAGCACCTGCAGAGGAAAACCCTTTCGCAGCTAATGAAAATTTAGCAGATGGTTCAGAAGCTGGAACTGACAAAGGAGAAACACCTAAAGTTGTTGTAACAAACGAAGGAGAAGAAGAAGATAGTGAAACTATCGACTTAGAAGAAATTCTTCGTGAAATGGAAAGTGATATGAAAGGTGATGATGCTGAAGAAAAAGACTCTGCAACTGCACAGGATTTACAAGAAGCTTACAAAACTATCAAATCATTACAAAGAACTATCAACGAAGTTAATTTGTTAAACGCAAAATTATTATTCGCTAACAAATTGTTCAGAGCTCATAATATGACTAACGAACAAAAAGTTAAAGTAATTGAAACTTTGGATAGAACTAAATCAGTAAGAGAGGTTAAATTGGTATTCTCTACATTAGCAGAGAACTTCAAATATACTTCATCTAACAAAATCGCTAAAAAATCTATTACAGAAGGTATTGCAAGTAAAGTAGTTAGTTCTACTAAACCATCTGCACCGAAGCAAGTAATTTCTGAAAGTGCACAATTATCTGATAGATTCAAAAAATTAGCAGGTATTTTAAAATAATTAATCACAAAACAAACACAAAGTACATAAAATGGACTTAAAAAAATTAATGAACGGCGCTAACCCACAAAGCGTTATGCTTGAACAAACTAGAGGTTTGAAAGGTAAATGGGAAAAAACAGGATTACTTGAAGGAGTAGGTTCTGAAACTACTAAGCATGGTATGGCAGTAATGTTGGAAAACCAAGCTAAACAATTATTAGATGAGGCTACAAGAACAGGTACTTCTTCAGGTTCTGAAGAGTGGGCTGGTGTAGCATTGCCATTGGTAAGAAGAATCTTCGGTTCTATCGCAGCGAAAGAATTCGTTTCGGTTCAACCTATGAACTTACCTTCAGGTCTTATTTTCTACATGGATTTCAAATATGGTTCAAACCCAGCTGGTAATCCAAACTTTACAGGTTCTTCATTATTCGGTAATGGTGGAACTTTCGGTAAAGATTCTTTATCTCCATCAGGTAACAAATTGGGTTCTACTCAAGCTACTGAAGGTGGTTTATACGGAGCAGGTCGTTTCGGATACACAATCAACAACGCTACTTCAGCTCAAGCTGCAACTGTAGCATCTGCATCTTTGGGTGATATTGATTGGGATTTATCTGATTCAGATGTTTCTGCATCTTATGCAGCTAACACATTGAAGAAAGTAACTATCGCTTTACCATCTGATGCAGATTTCAATGGTGTAAGAGCATTCGAAGCAACTTTATTATCAGGTTCTTCTACTTTCTACCCACAATACACTACTAAGAATGGTGCTAACGTAGAATTCGTTGCAACTGTAACTGGTACTGGTTCAGCAGGTTCTAATGGTTCTTCATTAGCATACCACGTACAACCTACTGATATCTCTCGTGGAGATTTCGAAGATAGAGGAAATGATTTAGCGATTCCAGAAATCGAATTAGAATTGAAATCAGAACCAATCGTTGCTAAGACTCGTAAGTTAAAAGCAATTTGGACTCCTGAATTGGCGCAAGATTTGAACGCATACCACTCTGTAGATGCAGAAG